GTTTTACAGATTTTGATCACTCTTTGTGCGTTCTTGACACTGTTCTCAAAATTCATGCTAATCTTAGACCGGAGTTCTTTGGCTGAGAGCTTTACACGTTTACCCTTGACGGTTTTCGTCACGCGAAGACCCAACTTCTTCGCCTTATTTTTCAAATCACGATACTGCATATACTATCAATACAGAATTAAATCCATGAAAGTCACCAAGTCACCAGATTTGATAAGTTGTATGTAGTTCATTTCTTCACCATTTAAACTTAGTACATCCACAGTCGACTTATCGTATACTTTACTTAAAGTCACATCATTCTTGTCTAGGCATATCAAAATTTCAGTTAATGTATCGAAATCAAGTGCAGTCACACCCATACGAAATCTAACCTTATGCACCTGGAATGATCCATCATCAGACTGAATGAGGAAGTGTTTCTTAATGAAAATCTCATTATCATTTCTAGGAGCAATACCTATACGGTTTGCTAATTGCGTAATTTCCATCACACTGTTAAGACCACCGACTAATTTCTTTATGAAATCCCTCTTAATTTGGGGAAGAGACATCCTACCTTGTATAAAGATAAAAAACGCATGTATACCAAATGAACGATATCATCGAGTTGAGAATGTTGATCCATCGTGTCTTACTTCCAAGAATTAAGAGTCTTGAAGATGAGGTCAGCACACTCAGGAAACACACATGGCCGTATGTTCAGGCAAGAAAAGAGACGACTCAACTGGATGATATGCAGACGAAAATCGAGTTTATGAGAAACTTAGACGACGAAACGATACTTGACTTGATCAACAGAAAGTCAAAATTGAGCAGGATATCGGGATCTCAAGGGAGGGAGTACGACATAATAAAAACTCATATATAAGTATAATGGATGTTCTCACTTTACCGACGACGGTGCTTACCACCTTGTGTGGTAGTGTCTCGGCCATGTCACCCATGTCCAACCTACTTCCCACCTCCGATGCCCCACTCAATGACGGTGAATTAGCCGGCTACGTTGTCACCGTGGTTTGCCTCATCATCTGTATGTATATGATTGTCAAGATGCCTTTCAAGACACCCCCGATGATGGCTGCTTGTTGCTGCTTCCTTTCGTCGTGCAGCTCGAGCACCTCTCGTATAGCTAAAGATGTGCAAAGACGAACGGCACCCAGTTCGGATTAAAAGAAGTTATCAGTTCTATACATGTTCACCGTGAATGGATCAGTCTTACCTGTCACTGAGACTGCTTCATTCCCATATAGTTCTTGACATCCAATGTCGTCCATACAATCCCTAGATTTGTGGCTCAGGGGAATGGGATAGAGGTTGTCACCACCGGTCGTCGTGTAGTAATGGTACCTGTCCCGACGTCCCCGAACCTCCTTTCCGTATAGGGGTAAAGTATCTCCCTCGTTGTTCGTCAAAATACCCATCTGCTGCATGTAGCCAGGTTTGTATTGCTTGATTGGAGGACCACGGAATTCTGGTTCCCGTCGTGGCATCAAGACGGGGGGCCTTGGTGGAACCGGTAAAGGTCTCTCGACGTAATCCTTGACGGTGACGACTCTTGGATTGTACCACATGTAAGCCACGAGGATCGTCAGAGCAAACAGCACGATCCACATGATCTGTGTCTTTGTCTTGTTCTTCATATACAAGTACTGAGATTTAAATTAAAGAGGTTGATTGCTTCAATTAAAGATGCTCGTGTTGGCTATCGACATTGGATATCATAATATGGGTCTTGTTCTTGCCGAGTCCCTGACTGGTCCGTCGATAAAAGTTGAGTACATAAAGAAAGTTAGTCTTGAAGACTATAAGTACTTGAGATCGAATGACATGGTTGATTTAGTTCCTCTATTCGTAGAAGATCATCAGGCAATTTTCGATTCAGCTGAGAAAATACTGATTGAAAGACAACCACCCGGAGGATTTACGAATATAGAAATACTTTTACATTACATGTTCCGTGATAAAGTTACACTCGTTCATCCCGTAAGCATGCACACTCATTTTGGTATCAAACATCTGAACTATGAAGAGAGAAAGGAGAGAACAACTTCGATTGCCGAAAGGTATACAAATTTTGAGATTCCCTACGAAAGGAAGCACGACATCGCCGATGCATTGTGTATGATTCTTTACGACAACTTCAAGTGCACCACACACTTTTTCGACAGGTTCAAATACGTCCCTAAGATTTAACTCGTCGTATACAGGTAATGACCACAATTATTGCCAAGACGTATGGTCCTATAGTCTGTAAAAGTATGCTCAGTGATCGTATCAAAATTTCGACAATCGTGAACATGTCGACCGAGACATGCTCTACAGTCGTAGCGCCCTTTTCAACTATTCCCCCTATAGCCCCCGTAATTGAAAATGGTGCTCGTATGCATTTTAAGATTGCGTCACGAACTTCACATTTTGTTCGTAATACGTTCATCAAGAATTCGTGTTTCGCTATTCGTATCGCCACCCTCTCTCTATTTGTGTAATAGATCAGTATGATTCTGTATCGATAGTTGGTATATTGTTCGTATATCGTTTCGGAATATACCATACTTACCAATACCGTAACGAGTCCTAGAAACTTCGCTCGTATCATTACCCATTCATCACTCATAAGCTTTATTTACCTTTAGAATGGGTACCATGAGTTTCGAAAATGTATATATTAAAAAAGGTGCAAAAAAGGTGCAAAATCAAACTAGCCCTGTTCGCCTCCTGTCGATTGCCACTATCTAGAGCCCGAAATTCGGAAGCGTTGAAAAGTTACGAGCGTTTTTTGTTTTCCATACGATCTGGTACTACGTTCTGAAATTTCGTATGTTTTGGATTTAATATATTCTCGTGAGACCTATTCCCCGATTTACGTTATCTGATTGGCTCGCGAAATCGATCAACCAATGAAATTCTTAGTTTGATTTTGTACATTTTTCATTCTTTTTTTTCACCATTTATAGTACAATGCCAACATCCCAGCAAATTCGAAATTCCAGGAATAGACTGCGGAAAACTCAGACTCGTAATCGAAGTAAGCCCGTGTTACCAAACAGGCAACTCATGAATCTCATCAAAGTGAACAAGCACATTCAAGCCATCAAAAGAAACCTGTTACGTGTCCAGGAGTTAGTCAAGAACTCGAAGAAGTGAGTTGATCCGTTTCGATAGCCTACACATCTTCGCGTCGTGCTCCTCCCTCAACGTGTCATAGTCTCTCTCGAGGTAAGATATCCTTCTGAGTAAAACTTCTTCTCTGAATGCACAACGATTACGTTCCATACATTTAGACAAGTAGTCAAGCTTTTCTCTATATACGTGACAGGCCTTTACGTAAGAATCATAGAGATCATGTCTTCTATAATTGAGGTTATAAATCTCCGCTTGAATCTTGGTGTTCATGTTGACTTAGATCTTTTTACCTTTCAGGATTTTACTTAGGTCCTCAACAAACATATTGAAGTGTCCGAGTCTATACTGGACGAGTGCCCAGAGTGCGAAGAACATAGTCTTCGTCATCTTGTTGACGTCGTTCTCCTCCATCTTGTAGATGGGTCCAACGACCCGCCCCATGAAGGTTTCGTCTTTGTGTTTGCCGGTGATGGCCATTTCCGCCTGAGTCAGAGCACACGTGTCATCATTCACAGACCAGTGGTAGAAGATGAAAGGTATGACCATGGAGTAAAACTCTAGGTTTCTCCTATCATTGAGGAAAGGAGTGACCAATATCCAGACGAGAAATACAAAGTGAATCGCGAATATTATATTCATCTATTATAAGATGAGCTCAGAAATTATTATGGAGGAAATGTGGAATGAATATCACGAAAACATCCTGCGTCAGTGGGGTGAGCAATCGGCTTGTTACCGGTACATGCACCACAAAGCGTTCTTGATGTTCAAGAGGATGAGTTTGAACTTTAACCTCCCCGTCATCGTGTTATCGACCATCACTGGCACCGCTAACTTTGCTCAAAGCACCTTGCCAGAAGGGATACGCGGTTCCGCACCGGCTATCATCGGTGGTATGAATCTCGTTGCTGGTCTCATTGCGACCGTCATGCAATTCTTAAAAATTAACGAGTTAAAGGAGCAACACAGAACTGCGGCGCTGGGTCACGGAATTCTGTCCAGAAACATTCGGTTACAGCTCTCACTTCCACGCGAAGAACGTAAGAAGGAGGGACTAAAGTTTGTTGAGGAATGTAAAGCGACCTACGACGGCCTTCTCGAGCAGTCTCCCCCGATACCCAAGCACATTCTGGTTGAATTTGAGAAAGAATATCCAAATGAGGGTAAGTTTACAAAACCTGAAATTCTCTTCGTGAGACCGATTCCTTTCTTAAAGCCTCCCAAGACGATAGAACCCATTCGAGCGATCACAGTGAACACACCTTTTGAAAGATTTGGTAAAATGATTGCGCCCTCTGATGATGAGAAGGAGGAAGAGGAGGAAGAGTTGGAGATGGAGGTTGAAGATTCTAAGTCTGAATCTGAAGAACAGTCAGACGTCGAGCAAGGTAAAGGAGTAGCATAAACATGACGAGATTCGTCACAACTGTACATGCCACGTATGGTAAAATTTTTCTTTTTAAAGGTTTTAGGATACGTTTATGTAGTGCGTCATTCTCAAGCACTAAATCTATGGCTTGATTAGTAAGATCGTCAATGGACTCCTTCATTAAAATTGTTGCACAAAAAAATTTGGAAAAAGTTTATACGATTCACACGAAGAAGATTGAGTTGATTCGTAAATACATTAGGGAAGGGAAGAATGTCTTCATCTGTGGAGCCATCGGCGTTGGTAAATCCTTCATCCTGAAAGAAGTTCTAGAGGGTCTCAACTCTGTTGAGCTCTTACCCGAACATATGAAGACGAAGTGCCTGTTCCTCCCCTTCATACGACCTTCCACTAAACATGTATACATCGATGACTACGATCCCGTATTCAAACCCATCGTGGAAAAGGTTTCCGATGGTGACAGAATTTCGCGTGGATCCCTATTGATCACGACCACAAACATGTGCATGTATCCCAACTTTGAGACTGTGTTCATTCCCAAACATAAACCCGAGGCTCTCCTCACACTCGTGGACAAAGTCACCCCTCAAATTGAAGCAGCCGCGAACAGCTGTAACGGGAACATCAGAACCTTCTTCTCGTATTCCGATGGGTATGACGCGACGGACGACTTCAAAACACCGAAAGAGTTCATCGCGGATGTCTTGTGTGACACGAACCCCATTCAAATCCACGACAGCATATCCGAACATGGTCATGTGTGGGACATCTTTCAGGAAAACTACGTCAACTCCAAAGGTGTTGATGTGGAGAGGATTACCAAATCCTTCTCTGACGCAGACTTTTACGATTCCCACATCTACACACATGGAAGTTGGGGTCTCATGCCGTATTTTGTCTTACACGCGTTGACAATACCCAAACACTCTCTCGGTGAGCCTTTGGATAGGGAAAAGATTCGACCCGGAAGTTGTTGGACAAAGTTGGGAAACTACAAGATGAGGAAACAAAAGTTTGAGGAGATAAAGAAAAAATCGAGATTGGGTCTCGGGGTGGAGGAACTGTGTCTTCTCAAGAAATATGCGGAAAGGGGGGACCTAAGTAAACTCGTTGACTATGGAATTTCACCTCAAGACTTTGACGTCATCAACCACTTGGCAGTGGGAAATAGTTTAAAGTCTAGAGACGTGACAAAAGTAAAGAAGGCTCTGAAGAATGTCTACGAAGGAAGAAGAAGTTGAAGAATCTGAGTGTGTCAAAGTCATCGGAAACGAAATCCTCTTCTACGCGGATGTTGATCGTGAAAATGCTCTTGAGTTCGTTGAGGCGTTTAAGAAGTTGGAGATTGAACTTCTTAAAAGAAGTGCTGAACTCGTTGGATACAAGCCGGTCATCAGAGTTCATATCATGAGTGATGGAGGTTGTATTTTCGCGGGTATGACCATGATGAATGTCATCGAGGCTTCTCGTATTAAGGTGATCACAATCGCACAGGGGTCGTGTTGCAGTGCCGCTACATTCATGTTACTGGGTGGCCACGAGAGGCGTATGGGTAAGAATGCCTATGTCCTCATTCATCAGATTTCTACCGAGATGTGGGGCAACTTCCAGGAGTTGAAGCATGAGCTAAAGTCTAGCACAAAGTTTATGAAGATGCTGAAGAAGATGTATTTGTCCAAGACGAAGATTCCAGAGAGGAAGTTCAAAAAGTTGATGCGGAAGGATATCTATCTCTCCCCGAGTGACTGTTTGAAGTATAAGATTGTAGACACCGTAGAGTAACTAGTCCTTTTTATCATCTAAATATCCATCTAATGTTTTGTACCTTCTCCTTCTCTGACTAATATTAGACGATCTCTTATACAAACATAAAATACATATGACAATGAAAATCACACAAAAGGTGTTCAAATTCATTGGTAAAGTTTTGCTCTCTGGAGGCCTAAGTCGCTCCAGTCTCCCATAGTTTACCACTGGTAAAGAAGACATCTATATAAAGCTGAGATTATAAAACCATTCAGATGCAGCGCTTCGAACGTCTCATCCGACAAGACAAGAACAACCGTGACCGTTACATCGACATCATTGTCGAAGACTTGAAGAATGGCACGGCGGACATCGTGAAGAAATCTGGCATTGTTGGAAGTGACAAGTTTACCGAGTCGAGGACCAATGTGAAGACTGGCTACGACAAGGCAGTCATGCGAGCTCGGACGATGTGGAACAATGAACACACAAAGTGTAACCAGGTGTTGCCCATGCTCGCAAACAAATGGGAAGATCGACAGAGTTACATCTCTGAACCCTTTTACGTGCAGCCCAAGCTGGACGGTGTTCGTCTCTTGGTCTCCCACGAGGGTGGTATTTCGAGGACTGGGAAGATTATCCCTGGAACTGAAGTGTTTGGAAAGGGTCTCAAGAAGGGTCAGTATCTTGACGGAGAGTGTTACGATCCGAATCTCATCTTTGAAGAGCTCACGAGTCTTTTCAAGACTGATCCCCTTAAGCTCAAGTTTTACGTCTTTGATTACTTTGACCTCGACAAACTTGACATGACCTTTGAGGAGCGCTGGAAACATCTCAGAAGACTGAAGAATCCTCTCTATGAATATGTCGATACGACTCTGGTGAAGAAGAAGTCTCAGATTTCCAAGTTTCACAAAGAACATGTGGAAAAGGGTTACGAGGGCACCATGATTCGGGACCGTGAGAGTGTCTATGAAGTTGGACAACGAAGCAATTATCTCCTCAAGCACAAAGACTTCCAGACGGAAGAATATGAGATTGTCGGTGCCAAGACGGGCCACGGCCGTGACGCGGACGCTGTCGTTTGGGTGTGCAAGAACGGCGATGGACATCAGTTTACTGTTCGACCGGAGGGAACAATTTTGCAACGTGAAGAGCAATACAGGAGTCGTGAGAAGTTTATGGGAAAGATGTTGACGGTTCGTTTCCAAAACCTGACTGCGTTAAATGTGCCTCGTTTTCCCGTGGGTGTGGCAATTAGGGACTATGAATAATGTTTGTAATAAATAAATGAACAGGGTGGCAATCGATATCGATGAAGTCTTGGTACACTTTCTCAAACCAATGGCTAAATATCACATGCAGACTATACGTAAACCAAAGTATAATTATGTATACCGAGAGATATTTGACATAGATGAAGTAACATCACAACGAATGGTTCGAGAATTTTACCAGTCCAAAGCCTTCATGGAACTCACACCAATGCGCGGCTCCCAAAAAGCCATGTATATGCTAAAGGGAAAAGCTAAGAAAATGTATGTGATCACAGGTCGTCAAGATGTCGTGCGAGACGAGACGGAACTGTGGATTGATCATTTCTTCCCCGGAATTTTTGATGATGTTATTCTCACCAACAGTTACACCCCCCACGAAGTGAAGAAGTCAGACATTTGTCGCGCCCTCAATATCGGTCTCATCATCGATGACAATAAGAGTATCTGTGACCAGTGCATCGACGCTGGAACACAGGCGTTACATTTTGTGGGTGATGAAGTGTACCCATGGTGTGAGGAAAGTGAAATAAGTTTAAAAGGGTGGAGCGACTTAAAAATACAATAATGTCGTTAGGAATTGTCACTCCGAGTTCTTTGAGAGCCGTTGGAACGAAACTTGGTTGGAGATTGCGAGAAGATCATCGATTGCACATCTCCCAAAATTACGCGGACGCTCGAAGGATGGTTTCACAAATGGAAAAACCCCGTGTCATGATCACGTTTTTACCCTTATCTGTCGAGGGATCGAAAGAGACATTCGAATCTGTGGTTGAGCATTTGGGACCCCTCGACGTCGTGATTGACTGTTACGTTGATTCGGACGACAACATCAGGGAGAGATCGAATTATTGTCGGGACAATAGCACACAGTATATGCATATACGCTTGGAAACTGAGGGTGTGTTCATTCGCGGACCGAGGGTGGCGTATCTGGAAAATAAGAATCTTTTACGAAAAATTAATCGGAGTCTATATTACATCGGTGGGATCGAAGAAGTATAAGATGTTCGCACTCTTATGTAAACCCATTGTCGTGCCACAGCAGAGTGGCAACCCAGTACTCCGAGTGAATGATTGCCGCATAGCGTATGTTAAACCATCTCAAGTAAAAGAAGACACATTTGAGCTTGAGATACTTGAAGCACCACCCATCACTATTGGACCAGATAAAGAAAGCACAAAATTTTAATCTCCTTAAATATAAATGGGGACAGCTCTCAATATATTACTGGTGTGCTGTGTATCTTACCTCATGATACTTTCCTTCACAGGAACCGCAGGTGCAGGTCTGTACTTCGCGGGGTCAGAAGAGAAGACAGAAGATTTGGAGAAGGAAGCCCGTGATGACTACTTGAAAATGATGGAAGAAAAGATGGAGTCAGAACTTGCGGCGTATGATGATCCGAGGAGTGTGAGTTTTAAGACACGCAAAGAATCCTCAGTGGGATTTGGTCAGTTGCCATATTTTCCATCTGGAGCGTATTACAGAAGGCGTCCCGTCGAATCCGCGTTGACCTGGCCAGACAGGGGATCCGTCTTACCCAATATGGGTCCGGATAGCTACTCTCTCATCGGGGGAACAAACGTCAAGGCGGTTGACAACATAAGTGAAGACCCCAATACCATCAACTGGATCAAATATAGAGAAAACGCTTGGACAAAGCTATTTGATAAAGATCCTTTAAAAATCGACTGTGGTGATGACGCGCTGAACTCATTTCATACTAGAAGTGAGAAGTTCTCTAAGACGCGGGATATCATCAAGCCAAAAACCGACGAAGTGACTGGAACCACACTCAACTACAGACACCAATTCAAATCGTATCATGATAATTACAAGCAACTGTATAAATGTCTAACGGGATCTGAGGGATGGGAGTGGGACTCTGATAACAGAGTGAGAGTAGACGGTGATTCTACGAGTTCAATCACTGATGAGAAGACAAGAGCGCTTCCGGGTAAAAATTCGGAGAAGGGCCCCTTGGAAAATGCAAGATCAGTCGTCATGGATTGTGACTTTGAAGCGATTGGAGCTGGAGAGTTTGGTGAGGATGGGGCTGCAAAAACATTCCCGATCAATATGATCGAGCCCGTGTGGGAAGATTCCATCTTGGGTAAAGAGTTCAACATAAAATCAGATCCCAACTCCCCTTTGACGGCGGATTATAACCCTGATCCCAAACTCGTGAACTTTCAATATAAATGCCTCAAAAGGCCAGTGTTTGGACCCTGTAAGGATATGAAGTATACAGAGTGGACTCCATTTCTGGCTTCGCAAGGAGAAGGTCCGAGGGAGTTAAGACATTCTATGAGACATGGTACGTTTGCCAGAACGAGTGGTGAAAATGTTACCGCAACAGACGCCTTGAAGGAGAAAATCAACGCCACTATAGATCCGGTCAAAGGTCTCGGAAGGGTAAAGTGTCACCCAACCGAAGTCCTGACCCGCGTAGATTTTCAAATCAGTGAGGGTGGGGAAGCTCCAAAAGATTGGGTCAGGTGGGGTTACAAATGTTGCAAGATGTGAATTAAAAATATGCACATACAGTAACGATGAATAACATCATCAATACGGGGAACAAGATTGGTCGAAGTATCGCGTTATTTAGGCTGGTCATCGCAATTTTTATCGCGTCCTCGATGAGCACGTCAGGGGTCGCGTTACTGTCGAGAAAACCAAAGTATACATCGAGGGTCACCGGTGTATACAATAGCACCGATTGTACAAAGACAAAAAATAAAGAGGGGCGAATATATTACGATTGCAACGTAGAATATAGATATGATGTCAACGGGAAAAGCTACGAGGGTATATCAAATGGAAAGAATAGTTCAGTAAAATTAAAGGCTGGTAAAACAGTTCCAGTGCATTATAACCCCAAAGATCACGCGGACAGCACACTGAATCCACTACCCGGAAAAACGATCGGGATCGGTCTGATTTCTGCGGGTTGTTGTCTCGTCACAGTATCACTCATCCTGTATCAGATTACGCGTTCTTTCAAGGGGGCAGGAACTCTCATGGCGGGAGCGGCCGCATACAACTTTCTCACCGACTAGAACATGGGTTTAGTAAGGTTGATGAGGTTCTCATGATTTTTAATTTTCATGAAGATGACTTCGTCACATTCTCCACCCTTCATGGCCATCTGAGGTTCTCCACAGGTGGTGCCTTTACTTTTGTGTCTATCACATGCATCTTTCGTCCTGTTTGTGATATTCATATTTTGACTGAATCCGATGAACGTCCTGTCGACAACACCATCACTATCGACGGCTTCAACTGTCGCCTTCCACGAATAGGGGCCAAACTTCCATTCACTGTTCACATCAACCGGAGGCGGGGGGTGATCGAGAAGCGACGAACGTGGCTTATTTGGCTTACTCTTCCTAGACACCAGTGGCGCAAACAGAAACTTAACAACAGTTGACATTACTTTTGTTAAGCTTAGTATTTTTAAGTTTGTTTCTCTTTCAATCGGGTTCGAACCGATGACCTACAGATTAACAGTCTGCCGCTCTACCAACTGAGCTATGAAAGAATGGATCCCCCCTATTCGAATCGAACGAATGACCCTTGGAACTACAGTCCACTGCTCTCCCAACTGAGCTAAGGGGGGACAAAAGCTCCCACCTGGATTCGAACCAGGGGTGGTGGATTCAAAGTCCACAGTGTTGACCAACTACACTATGAGAGCCGGTGCTTCTCTGTCAATGTTTCGTTTCTCTTCTTTAACTTCGTTTACGTATTTCATGCTCAGAAGTGAGACACTGAAAAGACCAGCTGATGTATTGGCTACTATCATCGGGACCACGGAAAAATAGATTGAGTATATGAGACCCATGACACTCGCAAGAAGGTTTATGAACAAAAAAGTATAGTCTATCGCGTGAGTGTCTTTGGTTCTGTATACATGAACCACCTGTGGGACAAACATGACAGTGATGAGAATTGAACTTACCAATCCAATCGGATTTATGATGTCATCCATTGTCTAAATTTAAAATGTATTTCTTAAGTAGGTATGATAGCATTCTTCATCTTGTTCATCATCAGTTTGTACATCATCGCTGGCATGAAGATAAAGTATCAGTATAAGTGCTTCCTTCTGACGATGAAGACAGAGAAGTTGAGACAAGAACGATTCTTCAAAAACCACGACGCGAGCATACCAATCGAAGTCATCTATGGACCTGATACCAGAAACATAGAGACCGCGAGAGAGTATGAAGATCGGATTGAACCAAAATACTTCAAAAAGGCTGTCGAAATGCATTACAACTCGGAAGTGCAGAGACCCGACATCACCTATTTTAACATGGGGGCCATCGGTTGTTTCATGGGTCACATGGAGTTTTATGAAAGGTGTCTTGATCAGGGGTTGAAATACGCGGTCATTTTTGAAGATAATGTCATTGTGAAATCGAAAGAGTTGTACAATCAAATTCAAGATGTCATCGACAAGAAGGGTGACGACTTTGAAATGTGTTTCTTTCACTGTCTGTCGAGACTCCCCTATCATAACGAGGAGACTGAGATCGAACAAGTGAAATGGATTTCGAGCACAAAATGTTATTTGGTGCATGTTCCAAACATGAAACAATACATCAAATACTTCTACCCGATGGACAACCACGTGGATATGAAACATGAAGATCTGATAGCTGAAGGTGCTCGAGTCTTTTACAAGGATCTAAGAGATTATATGCGCATTGACAGATCTCACATGAGCACAATAGGACACAGAGATCACGGACAAGAAAACTTCATTTCAAGACAAAACAAGAACGCGACGATACAAGATGTCAAGTGGGGGTACTAAAGTTTTACATGCACAAAGCAAATGCATCTAAAACGATGTTCCCAACGGGGCTCGAACCCGTGACCTTGGCGTTATAAGCACCACGCTCTAACCAACTGAGCTATAAGAACGGCGCATCTTGGTTATTTGACTAACCTTATGTATAACGGTGGGACTTTCCCACATAGGGTTTATGATTCATTACTTTAAGCCGCTTAAACCATCTCAATGTAGTCTTCAAACAGAATCCTAGTGTCGCCACCACGAATGAAGTTTTTCATCTTTTGGGCATCCATGAATGCCTCTTTGGCCACCTTCACAGAAAGAATGCTATCGTAGATGCAGGCGTTCACATCTCGGATTACAAATCCTGGGCTCATCACCTTAACTTCATTATCCGTTTCCTTCTTCAGATAGTCAATCACCTCTTTGTAGTCACAAGCCTCTGCGACTACAACGATGGCAAATCCATTCGTTTCTGCGTTGTTCTGAATCTGGCGCATGGAGATTTTGTTGACAGTCTGACTGTTGATGATGTCCGTCACCTTAGAATATTTAGCGTACACCGCGTTCGTCGAGAGGAGGGACTCTTTGTTTCCAGGTGTTTCCAAAAACACGATCGAATTTGTAGTAGACGCTTCAGTGTAGGCATAATCTATGTAAGTAGCAAACTCCTGCACGGCAGTCTGGAATCCAACAGCTTCCACACCGGGAATATCATTGAAGATGGTTTTGGCGATACCGATAACATTTGTATCGATCGTGTCATTCATGGCAAGCTTCGCCGCACTTTTCATAGATTCATTACCGCAAATGCAATACAAACGATCCAGGTCAGACAGGTTGTTTTTACTTTTTTTAATATTTACTGGTTCACACGATACACGCAAAATAGATCCGGGAACATCTTCAACTTTCTGTCTATTAAGATCCGTTCGAAGGTTGTAGTTAAGACCTTTGAAACCTTCATTAAAACCAAATACACGATTGCCTTGAGAGTTTTCGTACAGGGTAAGAGTCTTCACAATGTTGTTTACACCTGGACAAACACCACCGGCTGTTAGGATTCCGATGTTCATTATATACATCTAGCACTTCATTTTTTTAACTTTATTTCATCTTTCGCATTCTATTCATCATCGCTCGCGGCATCATCTGTTGCATGGCTGGCATTCTCATGGGCACATTGTTATTAGAATTATCGCTATCGAATAACAGAGCCATAAGCTCCACCATGAGAATAAATTGATGTGACATGACAAGCATCTTCGCGACATTTGTTCCAGGTGAGAAATCACCATAGCCCACCGTGCTCATCGTCGTGAAGCTGAAATAAAACGGATCGATCCAGCTTCCAAACCCGAAGGCGTTACTATCCGCCTTGTCCATAACCATATAGACGATACCATAAACCACGGTCGTCACTAAAAAGGCTGCAAGTTTCATAGACATTTACAATGTGCTGAGAAAATTATACTGATTCCACTCTATGTAATTCATCGAGTTCCTTACTTTTTCTTCGATTCGGTGACGTCACGTTCTGAAACGCATTTAACCATCTGGTAACCGCCCGACCTGAAACTGATGCGGCGTCATCACTCACCACGATACTGAGACCATTACACACATCTGGTTTATTCTCCTTTTCTGGGAACTGAACCAAGAAAGCCTGGATCGAAATAGACGGTATATCTGGAGCTTCATCTAGAAGTTTATCATACTCTTCACGAGACTTCATGATAAACTCAACGACATTCCCACGGTGTTTGATATCTAGAGACAATTCCATGTCTATTGACCTATAGAACTTGGACCATTGTACACACATCGCGGAATGTGACTCACTAAGGGGGAGACTCTGACTAAATTTGCTTATCGAAGAGAGAATTCCACCCAAAACATTGAGAAATGCGAAAAAGTATTGGATGATCATGATATTGTTCTTCGTGTCCTGAGAGACATCTTCGTTTCCACTAGGATTGAGAACCGCGAAACCACCGACACCTGTTATCGAGGCTATGATAATCGAGGGGTAGGCCAACCAGTCATTTTGCTTTTTATAATAAAGGCGTGCATGGTTATGGAGCCAGCGGTACCCGGCCGCTTTCTCTGCCCACTTAACAAGTAACTTCTCCTGCTTTTCACACCATTCACAGTGTTCATCCAGTTTTGACAAGTTTTGAACACTCATGACATCTATTCTATTCAGATAAATTTTTCGCACATTCCCTGGCTAATTTATCTACAGCCTCATTTTGGGCATTTCCATTATGGGCCTTAACCCACCTCCACTCAATCATGGTAATTTTCTGCCTCAGTTCATCCATCTTAGTCCATAACTCTTTATTTTTCACATCTGCACCGTTGGCTGTCTTCCATCCATTCCTTTTCCAATTATGTATCCACGTGGTAATTCCATTCTTCACGTAATTGCTATCGGTAATTATACGCACACAAGTCTTTTCCATCCACAGACACTGTTCGAGAGCTTTAATAATGGCAGTCATTTCCATCACATTGTTCGTTGTATTGGGTTGAGAACCACATAATCTAAAATCTGAAGATATGGCAGCCCACCCACCGCGTCCAGGGTTTCCTAAACAGCTTCCGTCGGTGTATACTTCATACATAGTTATGTATCGACATTCCTCTTTATTTTGATTCTCACTTCTTACACATCTTCTTCGAGTAGCCGATCACGGCGCATGTGATTCTCTTTCCCGCATGCCCAGTGGTCAGGCTATCACTATGTCCACCCTGTCCCAAATCATCAGGATCCTCGTGAACGACAATCGCGCGACCTATCACGTTTGCCTTCGACCCTCGTAGCTTGACGAGTGGATCCACCATTCGGAACCTGGCAACACCCCTGCTGTCGAACTTGATGTTACCCAAGTCGCCAACGTGTCTTTCCGTCGATTTTGGTCCACCGTGTTTTTTTCCGTATGGGTTAAAGTGAGCACATGCGCTCGCACACCCGTCAGTGAGGTCACCCGCTTCGTGGATATGAATTCCATGAATGCTGTTCTTGTATTTATTGGAACGAAGTGTTCCCTTTATTATCACTTTGGTTCCCCTCTCGAAGAATTCGACTACGCCCTTCATATGAGGATGATTGAGAAATGCAGTAGCTATCATACTTTGTCCTGAGACTTTTGTTTCATTCCAATTTCATATTCCGATGCCTTTTTAGGTGTTTTACATATAGTATCTCCACAGTGATCTCTGTTCTGGTATATAGAGTTAATAGATGTTGAAATTTCACTACATGATTTGAGATTCCAACGTCCTAATATGGGTTTTTCAACTTTTGTAATAATGTCAAATAATTTGCGCAACATGGTATACTTTCATCTTTCACGTTTAAGCGACTTCGCACGTCACTCGTACGCGGCACCGAGCTGTACATCCCCGGGGGAAGCGTACAGAAAACGTCCTAAAAACTACATATTCGTGCACACGACGTCGAGTACGACACCATAGTCGTGCGCCACGACGTATCTCTCAAAACTCACACTTTTAGAGGGGGGTGCACACTTTCTCAAAACCGGGTCAACAACGGCTTACTCAGCAGGGGTGCATACTTTTTAAAGTGCCAGCCTGTCAATATGTCTCCTATGACAAAAAGATTCTTTGACATGTATCCAGGTATGGAATCCCGGGTGAAAATGCGGGGTGCATACTACTCAGAACCTGAGAATAAAGAAATGTGGGACGTTGGTTTCGAATCGAATGAAGAGGAATGTCTTATCCGGTGGTCACTGCTCGTGAAACGCCTAATGAAAAAGACTCACCCAACTGTGGAAGAAGTCGCACGAGAGGCCGCGGAAGAAGTCACACAATCTAAAAAACGGACCACGTGGACCACAGAGAGCACCAAACCAAAAAGCGAGATGAACAAGAAGAAACTCCGTCTCGAAGGATGGAGGGACTGTAAGAGGGATGATCATTTTTAAATAGCGCAGTGCACGATATTTAAAAAGGATTTTT